TAACTTTACGACCTCGACCCGCCATACCGCCCCATTGGTGTATAGCAGCATACGCGCCTGATTGGTTACCACCGCCCGCACTGATCGTCGCGCTCGTTGCATCGCTAAAAGTCTGTATGCTGTTGTATAGCGAATCAGAGCGCCTAAGTAGTCCCGCTGTACTAACACCCAAGCGCTCATAGTTTTTAATTGTTACCTCAGATAGGGCAGGCCACTTTGGTCGCCCTTGCATCCGAAAGTTTTGCTGCGTCTGACTGAGCATTTGCGCGCGTATAGTCCGCATCAGCGGTGCAGTATTGCTGGTTTGCCGAGCTGCTTGGTTGAGTACCCGTTGTAGCTCATCTGTAATTAATATCGTTGATATTGTCATATATCGCTCTAAGTTGTTGATATTGACAGCGATTGACGTTACGCTAGCAATAGCATTGGTACTCATAATGGTACGAGGACGGTTGCATTAGTGATTATCAGCATAATCACCAAGCCGTGTGTAGTGGGTTCAATTCCCACCCAATGCCCCTAATCATTTAGTACAGTGTCTAATAGCTTTGTATAGTTATTGCCATTATTGAGGTTATTGGCTGTATCTACAGTGATTGTGCGTATGACATTGCCCACAAAGTTTTGCTTAGCATCAATCACGTCGCGCCCTTTAATGCGCTCATTCAAATGTACAATCAACTTGTACTTGTCCAGCGCGACATCAAAGACCAGTACAGGCGATTGCTTGTTATTGTCCCAATAGAGGCTATGCGGCGCGTTTAAGTGCTGCACAATATTAGCAACCCAGCTGGGATCATGCCGTTTATGTGCCCGATCCAAATGCTGCAACGTAATACGATCATGCAGAGTAATAACCGCGTTTTCTAGCGCCAATCCTTTATCAAATGCCAGTTTTTGTACAAACTCAGGACGTACTACGCCAACGTGTCGAAACTCACCCTTTGGTCTAGTCGGGTCAACACTATCGACCCATGTTTTTACATCGTCATTAAATCGGCTAAGCACTGACGCGCGTCCAAGTACAGCTTGCATACTGTTAGCGCCCAGCAAAGCAGGTACTTGACCTGCTTTATCGAGCATTGGCTGCATCGGTAGCGCATCACCTGTATGTACCCAGCCCGCGTCTGTGCGGTATACAGGCATATTAGGCAAGCGCATGACATTGACAGGGGCAGTGTAAGCCCCATAAGTACCCTGTACGATGACAGATTCAGTGGTCACATACTGGCTGATATCGTCGTATATCGTATAGCCGTCAAGCGCACCGTACTGCGCGGCTTGCTCAGCAGTCAGTAATATCTCATCACAGCGGCAGCCGTAAGCACAGCGCGGACGAATAGACTGATAGTAAGGGTCATCGCGGCGAAATATTTGCCCATTGAGTGATTGATGACTTGGACGCACGCGGTTATCGCCACGTGATACCCACATCGCATAGGGGTATATATCGTAGTCACCATCGTGGCGGCGTGCTTTGTGATACGCTTGATTGATATTGGTTTCATAAATACGCTTTAGACGGTAGTCACTACCCAGCTGTACAGGTTTGACACTACCATCAGGTAGCGTCATATCTTTTTTACCCCACCAGCCTTTTTCCTTAAGCATCGGCTCGATAGATGCTTGCCATTGCTTAAATGACATATCACCTTCCATGGCTTCGACCAGTGACTGCTGCACTTGCTTTAGCATATCCATGTCAGTCATCTTAGCAACGACAAAGGCGTGATCGTGCGCACGCCCCTGTACTTCTAGATAATCAATACTGGCACGAGGCTTTTTGTCTTGTAGATACTGGATAGCATCATCAGGACGGCGATTAAACAGGCTTTGCAGATTAATATTATTAGAGGCAGCGTTAGAATCAGGCATTTATACATCCCCAGCGGGCAATTCTAACGGCTGCGCGTGCAACTTACCCCAGAGACCAGCGGCACATAGGTATTGTTCAAGATTGGCTGCCAACTCATCGACCGCCTGATTTGGCTCAGCATTGGACAGTAGCGCCAGCGCTTCGTCATAACTTGTTGCAGCCGATAGTTTATCGACCATCGCTTGTCCCAGCTTGGCACTCATATCAGCAATATTATTGTCCCAGTCGTCACCCGTAGTGGCCTTATCGATCCCGCGCTCTGCTGTATCAATATTTGCGTGCTCACGTTTGACAGGGTCAGCTTGCGCAGCTAGTACAGCTCGATGCGCAGCTAGTGCAGCAGTAAGGGCGGTAGGGGTGGCATTACTACCCACGCTTAAGATCGCCTCATCATCACCAGCCATCGGGATACTTAGCTTAGTGTGCAGCCATTCAGCACCAATCCGCATACCGTTAATACCAGCCAGTTTAGGGATTGCTTCACTGAATGTTGTGATATCTTCAGGCTCAGATAGATCAAACGCAAACTTAGGGTAGCGGCGTGGATGGACGCTCGGATAATTTAACCGCATCATTGATGCTACGATATCGCGGCTGATAGACGCTGCGAGCTGCTTAGCATCACTATCTCGTATTTCAATTCGCGCCACTTCGTGAATATTGCCAAGTGCATTGGTGCTAGATTTACCATCGCTTTGAGTGGTCAGCGTACCGCCCAGGATCGCTTTAGACTGTGACAGCTCACACCACTTAATCATTGACTCAAACGGATCACTATTGCCTTTCGCGGCTTCTTTAAAGTCGATCTTCATACCTTCTGGCACGATACCTGCCGCGCGGTGTCCGATCTCCATTACTGCGCGTAACAAGGTAAACTTCTCAGATTCGGTAGCGCCAGCAGGATACGTTCCCAGACGCATTGGCAGTCCGTAAATTTCTAAAAATTCAGCCAAATCACGCACTGAGTAATTTTTAAATACATATGGCCACGCAAGTATTCGATGCAGTCCACCACGTACCAGATAACCGCTCTTAGCTTTGTGCGTGTGCATCAAAAACGCATGATCCCACAGCGGCTCAGGGTCATTGATACCGTTACCGAGCATGATGGTTTTTTGATCTGCACCGATGACAAACTTTTGCGGGATTACAAAGTCCAAGGACTCGGCGTACCATGTTGACCCATCACGCACCCAATTGATCTCTTGACCGGAGAAACCCTTACCGATAGCGTCAAGTGCATCTTTAATCACATCATCAAAATTATCAATGGCACTCATAAGCGTCTGAATAGTCGCCGCTTGCTCTTTTTCCGCTGTCGTTGCACCTTCAGGCGGTTTGATGTACCAATCAAGCGACAGGAGGCTACGCTTACGCTTATCCAACTCAGCAAAGATATGAGCGTCACGCTCTTCCATATCTTCAAACAGCGCCAACATATCATTCATATTGCCTGACTCTGCACCAGTCAATAGTTGATGCAACTTAGCAGGCGTTAGTCCCACCGCTGGGTGCGTCAACTCTGGACGCTCCCATACATGGGCGCGGTCGTCAGCTGCTTGCACTTGTGAGCCGAGCAGCCGCTTGATCTGCTTTTGGGCGATGGGCGCGGCTTGTTTTAGTGCTGAATAAAATGACATTAAAAGTCCTTAAAATAATATTGTTAACCAAAACCTACCAGCCACCAGCACTTAAAAACCCACTAAGCGATGCAAGCTTGTCAAACACGTCACGCATTCCGCGTGGCATCTCTGATTTATCAATTGGCACTGGTGTCCAATCCAGCTCAGGCGTAGGAAATTTACTGGCATAGTCACAGAGCAAATGAGCAATACCACTATCACCGTGGCGCTTACTGCCTGTACTACTGGTAGTACGCTCCGCTGGTATCCGTGCCACGCCTTTGATTTTTTTAAACAATAAATGATCGTCACGGATATCACGATCAGCGGGCATATCCTCAATCGTCCCATCCGTTAAGCACTTACCGAAATGCGGCGTATGCTCGGCGTACCAACCTTCAGACATATTGACAGCATCAATACGATGCGCCCCAAATTTGATTTGTAGCTGTTCAGCTAAGAAGCCACCGTTACCCGTCGCATCATTAGCGCCCTTGCTAAATCGCGGCGTGCGCTCAATCACATGGATGCAGATGCGTTTTTGTTGATTGTATGGCGTCTTTTCCATCTCAAGTACGTACGGACAGTAGCGGCTCATATTCAAGCGCTCCGCCTGCCACCACATCGAGCTGGCATCGCGTTTACGCGCAAAATCAAGTCCATAGTAATGCGGGTGTGTCTTATCAAGCGTTAGCAATACAGGGTCGGCAACTTCTTCTAACCACTTATCTACATGGGTGTTGCGGGCGTCCTCAGTCCACAGCTCAAAGCCTTTAGGCGCGATAAAGCGGATGACCTTACTGTCTTTATTTTGTAGCTTCTCAAGCTGTCCCATGGTTAGCCAACGACCTGAGCCTTGCGCTGGGATAACGTCCAGCTCTTCCTCGGCATCGTCGCCATAGAATTTATAGACCTCGCTTACCCACGCGGCTTCCTCAGCAGCATCATACTCACGACCCAAGCGCAGACACACGCGCTTATACAGCCCTTGCTCGACCGCCTCCGCAAACGTGGTCTTATGCACCGTACCGCTACGTTTGAGCGCACGTACTTCTTGGATTAGATCATTAAAAGCATTCTCATCACCGTTATGTGTTGAGATAATGCGAACCTTACCGCCCCAGATGAGTAGTGCCAGTGCCGCTTTGATGAGTCCTGCCAAGTCTTCATGGAATGCTGCCTCATCGATGACAACCACGCCTTGCTTACCACGTAAGTTAGATGGGCGAGAGGATAGGGCAGTGATGCGGTTTTTGGCTTTTGGGAATCGGATCGTATAAGTTTTGATTTCTTTATCGCCATCTTCATCGACAAAGATACCTTCCTCAATTTCGCTTGCAGCATAGTTAAACGAGCGCGCCCACATCGCACAGGCTTCGACAAACTCCATCGTCATGTCTTGGTTATAGCCGACATAGTAGACATTTTGCCCACCAGACTTTTTATCAGATGCCGCAACCAAAGCACAGTCCGCAGCCTCTGCCCACGTAAGGCCAATACGCCGTGATTTCTCAGCGATCTTAAGTTGTGACTCGTCTGCTATCCATTTTTGCTGATACGGTAGCAGTACTGCTGGTGCTTCCAGATCAGTATTGGCATCAAGTAATGGCGGCGTCTCTTTTTTGGTCATCAGTCTGCAATCCCTAGTATCGCTTTACGTATTTCTTGTACCGCCTTGCCACTCAGACCACCTTTACTTGCTAGCTGCTCAACCTTGTCAGCAGCAGCATTGGCTTTGTCACGTACTTCAATCTGATGCTTTTTTTGATTGACCGTTGCTTTGGACAGCTCAGCGACACCTTTACTAATTTTAGACAACATACCCATGCGCACCATCGGGTCAGTATCGGTATCATCTAAACTTTGCAGTTGTACCAATGCGTTAAAAAACTCTGACTGCATCATGGTAATAACGGTAGACGATAGCGCTCCCGCATCATCAGGGTTACGCTCAGCCATATAGATTGCTGCCTGCGTAGACAGTGACACGGCTTGCATCTTCTGTTCATGCTTTTTGCCAAAGCGATGGACAGACGATTTGCTAATCTGATAGCCAAGCTCTGTCAGCCAGTCTGTTAGCTGTTGATAGTCTTGAAACCCTGAGTCCTCAAGGCGCACTTTTAATAGTTCCAAATGCTCAGGACTTAGCTGATCTACTGCGCTTTCACGTGCCATAGCTTAGCTCCAGTATTTAGTAGGGCGAGCGATACCAGCGCGGCATTCCACGGTATAGTCAACGATATCGATACCAAGTGCTGTACAGCGCCCGTGCCAATGCCCATCAGGTTTTTTAGTAATTTCTACCATCTTGCGCTTTTCTAAATAGCTAAGCTGCTGGTGTAGCTCGCTTGGTGTTACCTCACCATAGATATCATCCATGATGGTCTTTAGCATCGCATCAGCACAGCCGATCGGTTCAGCACGGTTCATAGCAACCAACAGATACCAGCGCATACCTTCGCGGCGGCTCTTTTCAATATCAATAGGCATTGTTATTCCTTATTTTTGCTGATTGTTCAGCGCGTATAGTCGATCAAGCTTGGCATCGATAACCGTAAAGGTACGGTTAAAATCCATGCGGGTCAGATACTTTTCAGGCAGCTCCGCTTTTAGCATCAAAAAGTCTCTTTCAATCTGCCGCACTTCATTGGTTTGTTGCTGCACCTGTTTTGCTACATTACTGATCGATGCTTCTAACGAGTCATCACGCTCACGTAAGGCTGCATCAAAACGGGCAAAAAACGCCTTTCCCGCACCCCAAATTGACCCTGCCACCGTTAGCAGTAGCCCAATTGCCTGATAGGCTTCTAGCTCTAATATCATCGGGACTCCTTGTCAAAGTAGGGTTGGCACTCAGCACAGCGCATGGTGTGCGGTGCAGCAGATTTACGTGCTGCACCAATAGAGTCGCCGCAGTCGATACAGTCAGTGATATCATTAGCTTTAGCGGTTTTGATATATGACAGCGCGGCATTTAGATGCACAGCAGCGATTTTATTGGCATCATCGATAATGTCACCCACGCGTTATACCGCCTTTGATCGGCTTACCCGTTAGTAAACGCAGGATGGCATTGATAAACGCCACGCCTGTCGCCAGTACGCCATAAACCTCAGGCGTCATTAGCGCCTCAAGGCTTGGTGTGGCAGACGTTGCCAGCGTCATCGCAGTGATGATGAGGTTGAACCAAATGGTTTTTGACTGATACCAGTGTTTAGGTTCAGCTTTCACTTGACCATATTGGGCGGGTAAATAATCACCCATATCTGGTACGTCCAAGCTATTTGTATGCTTAGGTAGCTCATCAATGGTTAAGCGGCGCTCGTAATTATCGGTCATCATCTATCCTTGTTTAGTTTGGCTAGACGCACTAACAGCTGTATTACCCATCTAATGACTGCTAGCGCATTTCTTAGTTTTTTAAAATAGCTCATAGCGACCTATGCCAAAAACAGTGCTTTTTCTTTAGCGCGGCGTATCGCCAAGCCCTCAATATACTCAAGGCGACCATTGATACGACCTTTGTTATACAAAAGGAAGCTATCAGCCGCCGCCGCATATCGACCCGCCTTGATATTGCGATAGATACTAGACGCCTTCAGACCCATCACGCCGATGTTATAGACCAGCGATATCAGCGCATCGAACATATTTTGGGTGATATCGCCTGCCTCAATCTCATCGGCAAACATCATATTCACCGCAGGGCTAAAGTCTTGATTGAGCACCGTTTGCTTGATATGGGCAGCCTCAACACGCGTCACAGGCTTATCACTCATAGTGACTTCCGTACCGTCAGGATAGTAAGTCGTACCCCAACCGATCGTTGGCTTACCGACAGAGTCACGGTACGGCTTAGATCGAAAGCCCTCAAACTCATTGAGCAGCGCCATACCCGCCTCAGACAGCTGCATCTCTTCGCCATCCGACCAGCCATTGACTTTGACTAGGATCGCTTTTAACTCATCAGGCTCAATCAGTGCGAGCAGCTCATTAGCGCCGTTGACCTCAGTCTGACTCAAGCGCCCGTCATCCTGTTGCGAGCGCATCCAATCAAAAAAGGCTTTTTCCGTTAATACATTTTCGGTTTGGGTCATAGTCAGCTCGGCAGTCAGATAAATAGAGTAGTAAGGTTGTGCAATACCACTATCATCTCAAACCCAACCCCAAAAACACGGGGGTAATAGTTCCGAGTTTTTTAATTATTTGCAGACACAAAAAAGCCGTTAGATACGCCAATATCTAACGGCTTTTTCTAAGCGTCTCGTGCTCTACTCGGTCATCTCACGTGATGGAGATCAGCTTGGAAGCTTGTCACGCAACGTCTGCCAGTGTTTTTTATATGCAGCGCACCGCTGGTCTGACGCTGTCCGTCTTCTCTGCATAGCAGCCCTAACGGCAAGGTAGTAACTTATATTAGCAATCAAACAGCTTGTACTGCACACGGGCATACGCCTCTTTAGCTTGCGCATCATTATGCTGTTGCACAATCTTACGTACATGACGACTTGTAATAGAATACCTTGCCGCCAACTGATTACTAGTTGCTCCTGCTTTATACTTCTCTACAATGCTTGCATTGCGCTGCTTAATTTTTTTCGTTAGCTGCATCGGTAGCGTTAAAGTAGTGTTACCCCAGTAATGGCATAAGCGGCGAGCAACATCATCACCTAGCAGCAGCACTAACCTATGATTATTTGTTAGTTTTTTTATGGGAGGAATATGCAACTCTTGACCACGGTACGCTGTCACCAGTTGATCAGCAGTCTCTTGGCCGAGCAGCATTGCTAGTTCCTGATAAGTTTTAGTATGATGACGATCAGGCATCAGCTTGCACCTCCGTAAGCTTAGCCATTTTTTGATTGTGCTTGGTCAAAGCCGTGATGATACCGCGCAGCTGACGGGGTGTACAAAACGTCAGCGCATCGACTTTGTACATATGTTTTGCCATTGACTCAGCATATTCCCACGGTTTAGCGCCATCTGTCAGTAACGCTTCAATCTTATCTACCAATGCTTTTTTGGCAGCTGCTGCGTCTGGCTTTTTGGCCTGATGTTTTTTGGCGGGTGTCACGGTAAAGCCGTGCTGCTCCATGTGATCAACGACCTTACGTAGCGCCGCTGTTGTGCAGTCTTTGCTTGAATTTTTACCTGTCACTTGATACAGCATCTCGCGATATGTGCCATCATCCAGCCCCAGCTTATTTTTGCCGATATGCACAAGCTGCATCATCTTCTTTTTCTGGGGAGAGTACGCCATAAATTTCTCATAAATGCATGATTTAATAGATGTTTATAAATATTTGTAGACAGTTATGATTATAGCTTAAAGGGTGTGTTTAGAGTTATGGGTTGTAATTATTTTTAGTTATAAAAGACTTTATACATATATATAGTTAGAATGAGAATGGCAATATATAATATATTGTTAATACCATGCATTTATATAGAGACTGCTCATGAGCTTACATACTAACTTAAAAGGTCGGATACGTAATACCAACCTTCCTAAAAGTCACGGTTTGATGCCTGTTTTTGAAGCAGTAGTGAACTCTATTCATGCTATAGAAGAAGCGAATAACTTGCATGTAGGAGTGATCAATTTACAGGTAACACGAAATCAGCAAGATATGCTTGAAGTAGACTGTAAGTCAACTGCTCCAATAACTGGATTTTCAATAACTGATAATGGCTGCGGTTTTAATGAGAAGAATTTTGAATCTTTTGAAACGTTAGATTCTGAATACAAAATAGATAAGGGATGTCGAGGACTTGGTCGTTTAATTTGGTTGAAAGTATTTGATCAAGCCAAAATAACAAGTGTATATAAAAATTTCAAAGGTCAATTTGAATGTATTGCTTTTGACTTTAATGCAAACAAAGCTATTCATAACAAGAAGGTATCTAGCAGTGAATTAGAGGAATCTAGTACGACTATTACTCTAACAGGGTTTGATGAGAAATATAGAAGAGCAGTACCATCTAACCTAGATACAATTGCTGATATTCTTTTAGAGCATATTCTTTGGTATTTTGTTAGAGACGGAGGATCCCCTGAAATAAATATCTCTGACAGTGTTACTTCGATAAATCTGAATGGTCTTTATGAGAGATACATGAAGAGCGCTGCCACTGCTGAGACCATACATATTGGAGATCATGAATTTGAATTAACTCACATAAAATTCAGAAGATCGGCAAAATCTAACCATAAGTTAGCTTGGTGTGCCTCAAATAGATTAGTCAAAGAAGACAATCTTAAGCCTGAATGGGTTCCAGGGTTATACGGTAGTTTAGAGGATGAGTATGGCGAATTTTATTATACTTGTTATATTACATCTCAGTATTTAACAGATAGAGTTCGTAGTGAAAGAACAGGTTTCAACATAGAGGAAGATTTAGGTGATATGTTGGATGAAATATCTTTTTCTACTTTAAGAAATAAAGTTATTGTAAGGTGTCAACATTTTTTACAAGAGTATCTTGCAAAAAACATTATAGAAGGTAAAGCACGTTTAACAGAGTTTGTTAGCGAAAGGGCTCCACAGTACCGACCTATACTACAATATATAGAAAGCAATGACCTCATCGTAGATCCTAACATCTCTGATGCTAGCCTTGATGCTTTCTTACATTCTAAAAAATTCAAACTAGAAAGTGATTTACTTAGAGAAGGTCATACAGTAATGCATCCTAGAGACTCTGAAAACTCTAGCGACTATAGTGCGAGATTGAATGACTACATACATAAGGTAGGAGATGTTAAGAAGTCTGACTTAGCAAAATATGTTTCTCATAGAAGAGTAATTATAGATTTGTTAGACAAGTCCATAGAAATGCTTAGTAATGGGAAATATGAAAAAGAGCACATCATTCATGAGCTGATCATGCCTATGCAAACTGATACAGATCATACAGACAATTTTTCTTGCAACTTATGGTTGATTGACGAAAGGTTAGCATTCCATCATTACTTGGCTTCTGATAAAACGATAAGGTCAATGCCTATTTCAGGTGATACATCAAATTTAGAACCTGATTTGTTAAGCTTAAAAGTGTTTGATAACCCTATCTTAGTAAGCAATCAGACATCACCTGCATTAGCATCTATTACAGTTATAGAAATCAAAAGACCTATGCGAAATGACGTTTCAGAGGGTAAAGACCCTGTAGAACAGTCATTAAATTACCTTGAGAAAGTTCGTGAGGGAAAAGTTACTACTAAAACAGGTAGGCCGATCAATGGCAGTCAAGATATACCTGGATACTGTTATGTATTATGTGACTTAACACCTACAATGGTAAAAAGATTGAAGAAATATGATCTTACTATGACATCGGATGGTATGGGGTATTTTGGATATAATAAAAGTTATCAAGCGTACATAGAAGTGATTAGTTTTGATCAGTTGGTAAAAAGTGCTACAGAAAGGAACAGTGCATTTTTTGCACAGTTGGGTATACCTAGTTTTTGATTATATAATTTAAAATAAAGCCCACCAAGAAGGTGGGCTTTATTTTAAAGGTTTTCGGAGCTACACATTACTAAAATCAAGCGAGATTTGATGATAAGCGCCTTTTTCATCACGCTCATAAAAGCGGATATACTCTTTGGTGTCCGTCACTTGAATAGCGTCACTGATGGCATCCATCGCACGATCCCATTTCGCATCGTTGATATCTAGACTACGCAGAGCAAGCACGCGGCCAGTCGAAACCTTACCTTCTTTATCGACCTGAAACGCCTGATTAATCAGCGCTTTGATGTTGGCGTTGCTATCTTGTGTCCAATCTGTGAGACATTCATCAATCAGCTTTTTGGCTACTTGTAGACGCTCATCAAACACAATATTTTCAGAGACGGCGACTTGTACTTTATATTTGCCGTCGTAGCTCATCAAAGTCGTATTACCTTTTTTTCCGCCCAGCTGCACGTCATACTCTTGAGCAGACAGTGCGACAAAATCATTAAAGCTATCAAATAGCTTATTTTTAGCCGTACGCATGACAGCACGGACATCGCAAGCAGTAGCGATCATGTCTTTGACAACTTCGTCACGCAATTTATCGACGGGTTTAACTTTGTCGATGGGGATTAGATGACCTTTCGCGTTTTGGACATAGCCTTCAGGTACGGTACAATCGGTAATGGTTTGGGTTTGATTACTCATAATTAGATTCCTTTTGATTATTTGTCTTGTATTTAGTGAACAGTCGGAGCGTTTGATTGCATGTGCTTAATAGCATCGAGCACATAGCTCTCCACATCTTCTATTTGTCGTCTCTTACCTATAGTGATGTTTGATTGTCTAAGTAGTAGCTGATGTCGAGCGCGCATGACACGCTCTTTGGCATCAGGTACATCAGCAAGCGCAATTGCCATCATGTTTGACGCTAGCGCAAAAATCATGGCCTCGTCTGGCGATATTTGATCTGCACTGCGCCCACCCATGACAGCGCCTAAAGTCTTACTATTTTTATTTTTTGTCATAACCATTAGTCCTTTTTTAATCAGTTTGTTTGAGTAATTGTTAGCATCACTATCAGACCTAACACCAGCCACACCATCACCTTATTCATATCAGAAAGACGGCTGACCTCGTGTTTTAGCTCAGCAATATCAGACGCCGTTTGCGCTTCAAAGTCTGGATAGCGCTCAAGCATATTTTTCTGATATTGCTGTTTTAGGGTGTCATCTGGTGGCACATCATTTGAGCTATCAACACTCAAATCTATTTCGCGTAGCTCTTTTGCGATTGCCTCAGTATTAGCTGACTTCACGGCTGTCCTCCTTTCTCACTATCAGGCTTATACGCGCAGCCTTGACAAGCGCGCCAGTGGCGCAGAGCCGCAGGGTTATGCGTCGGGGCATCAGCAAGAGCGTGCTCCGTGCAGTACTGGCGGCTGACTGTCTCAGCGGCATAAGGACACGCGACCTGCTTGCGGTACGTGACATACGCATCAGCGATAGTCTTTGTATTACCCGTATAGTTGCCCGAGAGTGCCAGTGACAGGCTAGGGCGCGCGTATTTGATACGCCTTGCAATTTCAGCGTACGAGATACCGAGCTTTTCTTTTTCCTCGTGACAGGCATCGATCCAGTTAGCAGCCGTCACTGGATAATGTTTCCAGTCTTGCGGATTTTGAGCGTCAGCAGCGGTATCAATGGTTGTAGTCTTTATAGTAGACATAGCGCACCTCCTAGTACTGCGATAGCGAGTAGGATTACCATGACAAGCAATATAAGGCGGTGTAAGCTACCAACTGCTTTACGCAACTGCTCTATGTCATCAGTAGTCGTTTTCTCAAAAGTCGGCAAACGAGTCAGAGCAGCGCGTTGACGTGCTTGCGTCAGATAGTGAGCAGCGGTTTTGTCTGCCGCGACGGCATCGGCTTTGACGGTATCAAACAGTGATTGATTAGACATGACTCGCTCCCTTTTTAGCGTGTTTAGAGTTATTTTTTTCGGCTTCATGTGAGGGCGGTAATGGCTTGGCGGGGTCGTATACGACTAACCCCAAATTACCGTCATAGACTTTTTTGCCACGTTGTATTTCAGGCGCTTTTGGTCCCGTATTATGTATGAGCTGATAAATAGCCAGTTGCTTGGCTTGTCCCGCTTGGCGTACTTGTAAATACCCCGCGCTATGCAGATGACGCAGGTACTGGCGCACACTGGCGACATTCAGTACCAGCTCAGGTGTTGAACCACTAGCAATGATTTGATTAGCATTAAATGTTCTTAGGATGCGGATGGTACGCCAGATGGCCTCATTGACAGAGGGTGGCTTTGGTGCGCCTTTACTGTCAATACGTGGTGGCTTTTGACCGATATCACGTATTAGCTGATAGCGGTAGGTTGGTAGATTGCGCGTGAGGCTAATTTGCTCACGTGAGACATAGCCTGCGCTGTTTAACGCACCAAGCCATGCCTTAGCTTTACCATAATTGATACTAGGTATCGTGCGTGGCACATCACGGATGGTCACACCATCAGTGGATGCGCGCAGCATGTCCCATAGTTGTTCATAATCGCTGCGCACGATAGGACGCGGATTTGAGACAGAGAGTAGTGGGTTTGAATGGATAGTCATACCGTTTTGACAGTTACTTTTTTTAGAGTGGCTGTTTTGACACGTATGGTTTTGACAGTTACTTTCGAGTGAGTTTTGACAACGACAACACATAAAATATCTCCTAAAATGAACGTGGTTTGGGTGATTGACCAGTGATAAAGCCATTAGGTAGTAGCTGCTCGAGATCATCCATCGTCACAGAGCGCATACCGCATTCCAGAGCGCGCTGTCCTAGCATCTCAATGTTTGTGCAAGTACGGCGTGTTGAGCCACGTACTGCACCGACCAACTGCTTAAGTACTTGATCCTCAATAGTGATTTTTGGCGCATAGACTTTTGCCAGTAGTGCTGCATCATTCGCCGTCGCAGGCTGCGCGGGCACCCAGCTATGTACCCGACCATGAAAACGCTCCCAGCGTTCAAGTTTTTTGGGTAGCATCTCCTCGCCGATGATCAGTATCGTCCCTTGTGATGACTCGTAGATATCCCGTATCATCTCGATTTTGTTCCCTTTTACCAGATGATCTGCTTCATCAACGATTAACGGGCGGCCACTTTTTGCCAGCTCCTCCGCGATTTGACCGAGCATCTCAGCAGCCGTTTTGTAAGCTGGGA